ATGAGTATTTATCAAAATAAAAAATTAAAACTAACTTACTTCGAAAACCGTTTCGCCAGCGATAATGATGATCTTAAACAAAAAGCATTAGAGCAGGGTAGAACAGTAGCCAAAACCATCCATACAGATACAGAATGGGAAGTTTTCGTTTCTGATGTTATGGATCGCAGTAAATGGAGTTTTTTCACCGCTAACAGTACTGAAGAGTACGAACGTGCAAAGGCAAAATTTGATGCAGTAGTTTTTGCCGAAATGCTACCTGGTGCAGCTCGTAGTGCATCAAATGTTATTGCACATCATGCACTGGTACTCGATATCGATAACGGTATCTCAGTACAGGGCGTACAGGAAGATCTTCAGCAGTATGAGTACGTTTTATATAGTTCTGGCGGTACAGGTATCAAGGCCGGGGAGCGTTTCCGTGTAGTGCTACCATTGGCACATACTCTCAATGCCGATCAGTGGTCTGAATGGTCTGAATCATTGAAAAAACGGTTTTGGTACTCTGATGAGTCATTCAGTAAATCGTTACAGATTCAGTATCTGCCAACGTACAACACAGTACATGCAGGTGCATTCATTGCTCATCACAATGCAGGCCGCCTACTGGATGTTATGGGAGAGGTGGAGTACATCCAACCTACTGCACAGTACATCAATCCGTTAGTACCCGTAGTTTACGAGTTCAATGATACAGAACGTACCGAATTACTGAATGCCATCGTAGAGCATAACCGGGGGCAAATGGAGTATGAGGAACGCCGTATTCTTGCGAACCGCCTCGCAGCTCTGGGAGTGAACCATTTCGATATGGTACAGGTACTGGATGCTGTAGGCCGTCCGGGTGCTACTCACAGTGGTAGTGACATGGCAGGTATGGCAAATGCCTCATATGGTCATATCGGTGGACTTAAGAAGAACCTACCCCAGGGTTACAAACTACCGCTACCCGTTATGAAACCTCAGTACCTCAATGTGAAGCCAACTATTGAGGAACAGTATCATTACGATTATGAGATTACCCTAACCTCTGAACAGTATCTCTCTGATGTAGTGGATCAGTTTGAGGTTAAGCCAGGCGTGAATCTGTTCATTATCGATTGTTCGGCGGGTAAGTCCTACTACTGGTCTAAAGTACCCAATGCACTAATGGCTTGTCCTCTACTATCCATCGTGGCACAGAACAAGCGTGATGGGGCAGTGTTCAATAATCTGGAACAGGGTGTAGGTACGTACCAGCAACTAAAGCGGATCATGAATGATGTTAACAATCATGCCAAATATAAGGATATGATTCTCGTTATTGATGAGGCTCACGGTCTCTATCTGGATGGTTTCAAAAATAGTACTAATAAACTTGTACATGATTGCTTCAAGCTATTCAAATCTGTAGTACTCATGAGTGGTACTATTCGTGCAGAGTACTTTTCAAACCTTGAAATTGCCAACACTGTACGAGTACATAAAGAACAACCATTTGATAAAGTACTTCACAGAATCTATACCGATCATGATATTGTTGGTATTGCATGTGAACGTATTCAGAACTCAAAATTGAAGAAGGTTGTTCTACTCAATAATAAAGAAGAAATTGCAGTTGTTAAGATGAAATGCAAATCGATTCGCTTCCTCGAAATCACGGCAGATACAAAGAACAATGAAGATGTAATTGCATTCCTACAAAATCCAGTACTGGATGATATGTACGATGCAGTCATTGGTACTAATAGTATTGTTGAGGGTATGAATATTAATGATGTACTTAAAGAGTGTGAAGTACATGTAATCGGTGATTGTTCTCCAGAACGTATTGAACAGGTAACAAACAGATGGCGTAAATGTACTGGTACTATCCATACATGGCACTATACAGATGGTTCGGTACTGGATGAGATAAACCTACATACGGCAGATGAGTACATTTCTGTTGCAGAGGATAGTGCAGGGGCAATGAACCGTTATCTTGCACTGCTAAGTGATCAGAAACGTGAGAAGTATTTGAGTACTTTTCGCCGTGAAAACCGCATGGAAAATGTTTACTGGAACGGTATGAAAATGGAAGTTTCATATACGAAGGTAGATTATGAAATGAGTGAAGATCGTGCGATTAAATCCAAATATGATTTTCAATATTATGCTCAACAACTAACAAGTTATGGCTTTAAGTTTACTCAACCTCAACGTTCAGTACGGTCAGTAGATTTAAATGAAGAAAGGAAGGAAGTTAAAGTAGTTGAAAAAACCAAGTATGAGGCAAGTATTGAACTTGTAATGAGTCAGTACAGACCAGATACCAACTCTTGGGATGTTACGGTAGACACTCCAGAGGCAGAGGTACAACGCGAGTTCGTTAGTACCTTCATCAAACGCGGTCTAAAAACTGCTGATGTACTTGAGTACTTAGAACGTCTTAAGGCGAACAAGCAGTACTGGCAACGTCTCAACGATGACCTACTTGATCATGAGGGCAATGTAGTACGTGATTATCTGCTGGCCGAGCTACCTTACCATGTTGTGACTTATGGCAAGGATCAGCGGCAGGGGTTAACGGCCCAGGGCAAACGTGAGTTAGCAGAAAAAGTGGTGCGTTTTGTACTGTTAGAGCGTTTCAATGGGGATGTGGTACGTATGGGGTTATCTGGATGGGGTAGTGAATTGAAAAATGATCCACAGCTCTTGCAAGATTCCTTAATAACTGAAAAAGCTGTGGATCATTTATTAGATGAACAAGATAAAACACCAGATGCAGTACTAAACCGATACATCACGTTATCCCCATCCAAACGTGCACGTATCAATGGTCAGGCAACACGCATCAGTACTGTACTCTATACAACCCTGACAGGTTTTGACTTTAACTAACCACTAACAACATCATCCATTGAAAGTACTAAATGTATAAATAGATGGATGATCAAATATTCAAAGGAGAGAAATTAATGAAGAATCTAACTAAATTCATTCTGGAAGCGGTAAAAATTGGCGTAGAAAAACATGGCTATACAATGAATGATGTACCAGAAACGATTACTGTTAAACGCCAACTACGTACCGACAAAGCCGATCCGACACAACACACCATACTGTGTATTACTTACTTTATGCTGGATGGTAAGGACTTCGCAGGTAATGTACAAGTTACTGATGAACTAAATGGTGGCATGGATTTAAGTACCTTTGAAATCAATACAAAATTATGACAGGAAACCAATATGAACCAAAAATACTTAGAACTACTACGCCATAAGATTGCATTAAATGAAGATTTGCTTGTTACATTAGAAGCACTGCTACAGAATCCTTTTGCATGTTCACCGTATCGTATGAAAAAATGTGTACCTAACGATTTTGATTTTGATCGTTTAAACGATTATCTATATGTTGTTAAATTAATAGATGATAGTAATATGATGATAACTCTTTTGGGTGGTGTGTATACACAAGAAGATATAGATAATTTTACAGCACTCATTGAAGAAGAATCTCATAACAATGTAATGGTTAAAAAGGTAACTTTAAATGCAAATACAATAAAAAATATTGTACAAAACAAGGAATCAAAAATATGAAAATAGGATTTACACATAACGGAATTGAAGTACCAGCAGAACAAGATGTACGCCACATTAACGAACATATTGATGCGGGTCATCCAGATGTTAAGGCTTACATTGAGAACATTGAAGATATGTTAGAGTGGGCTTATGGTGAACTACTCAAGTATGAACCGGATAACGATTTTGTACTTGAGCAGTTAGAGCTGAATAAAGAACGCAATAAACGTACTCGGAAATGATATAAAGAGGTACAGTGCTTAGTACCTCGCCCAATAGTTTATTTCTTGAATGGAATAATGAACTCTTCAACAGGTTTGTTATCGTCGTCAATTTGACGGGCAAACTCATTGAATGAATTACTTAAATGTATGGTTCGGACTTTGAGAGACATGAGAGTATCTAAATATTTTTGAGGGTCGGTTTCGTCAGATAAATCAAAATCTATTGCGTCTAAAGTACTAAAGAAAATTTCTGAATCAATCGAATTGAAATTAGATGCAATCTGAGTCACTTCGTTGTATATACGAGCGGTATATTCAGTAAATTCAAACTCATTTCTTTTTATTGTTCGTAATTCGTTCTTCATGGATGTTGCTAAAGCGAATAACTCATTAAAAGTATTGTCCAGTTTAGTTCGATTTTCTTTAAGCATCTGTTCATTCATTACTTTGCCGTTTAAGGAATCTACTAATTGCCTGGTTATCATATAGTATCTGGTTTTATATTGAGAACATAGTTTACCAAGCTTTGGTAAGTCATTAAAAATAGTTTCATTGATAATATGGCTTACTACTTCATACCGTTTTTGAAATAGCCAGTCGGGGGCTTTGACAAACGCAGCGTAGGCTATCAGTAAAGTACCAAAAGTACTTAGCGAGCTTAGCCAGTCACTAACGTTACCCCATTCAATTTTACCATCGTTAATATCATATATAAGAATAACAACTTCAATGAAAAGAAGAACAGAGCTAATAACAAGAACTATTGGCTTCCAGTACTTAAATTTCATTGGTTGCGACTCTCATCATTTTATCAGGCAAATCATGATGATACATAAAAGAAGTCTTCAGTAAAGAAATTTTGATATGAAAGGTTAGAGACGCTATCTTTGTAGAGTCTGCATCGATGAGGTTTGACAATGACTACTGACGAGCTGAAAAACATACATGATCAAGTGTCTCGCTTAAGAGCTGGGACAATGAAGCTTGAACGAGAGCCGTTCTGGTATCCCATTGTGTTTGCCACTGCTCTAATAGTTACGGTGTCTACTTTCACCGCTATAGTACTGCATTATGCATAAAAAAATGCCAGTACATTGCGGTACTGGCAGCTCAAGGTAAGCCATACAAGGGGTACTCCAGAGGTAAATTTAGTACCTAAACATACATTTAACCATGAGTAAAATCCTAAGATTCTGATTGCATTACTATCTACAAGGTTAGTAGAATGATTCGGTACTACACCCTACCTTGATGGGTTGGTTTGTTGGTAGGCAGGGTGTAGTACTATTACTTACGTAACATTTCTGCAATAAGCTTTCTCATTTCTAATGAACATTGTTCTTCATAGAGATCGTTTTCCTTACTATCAATTTTATCAATTCTTCTTTCAAGTTCCTCAAGAAATTCTTCTGACTGAACAAGTTTAATCACCGAATCTGTGAATTTTTTCTTTTTATATTCTGTTAAAGACATTGGTAGAGAATTTAAAATACCTAAGCTTGTAAACTCCCATTGGGGTTCAGTAATTTGATTTGCTAAATCTTTTAAGTTCTCATCTTTATCTTTACCTTCTTCCTTACTTTGTTTTTTGCTTTTAAAGATCTTTTGAAATAGATCCGTAACTGTATCAATAATCTGCTCTTTGTTTTTAGCAGGGAGTCTATTGAAAGTTTCAAATATTAATTTGATAATTTGAAATAGCATTTAACATAGTCCTTATTAAAATAATTGCTATCAGATAGTTCAACTACATACTATCTATGTTCCAAGTCAAAAAGGCAACTCGCCTTGTTCGCAGAACCAACCGTCATCATCATGAAGTTGTTTCATCCTCTCTTCATCGCTGTCATACCCTACCGCCGCAAGTACCGAACTAAACAACCCATCACCACAGAACATGAAGCAATCCCTCTCAATAGTACCTAACCAGTACATCCCCGCCTCGTTTTGGAAAAGTACCTTCTCGCCAATTCGCACATGTTCAAGTACCGATCCGTAAAAGCAGATCCGATAGTACCGGTCCAGGTGCTGGAACGCCTGTACGCCACGTGTCTGTGATGGGTCATACCCTATTTTCGATGTCATTATCACCCTCCCACATAACTGTATATGTATACAGTATTGCACATCATTTCATAGCTCAAGCAAATAAAAAATTATTCTCATTAAAATCATCGGCTTAAGTGATATCTGAAAAAGTTATGGAAAAAATAATATTGATATCTATTTGAAATTGATCAATAAAATGATCAATTTCAATAACTTAGCGGATTGACACAACCTGGCACAGACATTCGTATAATCTCGCTATTGCATATATCAATGGATGAAAAATGAAAACTACACAGCAGCCATACCAGTTTGTTGCAGAACCGATTACCTCCGTAACAGGACAACTTCTGGGAGTATCAGTACAGACGGTACTACTCAATGATGGGGTAGATGTACAACATCCAGAGTTGATGATCAGAACCTGGAGTACGGATGAGAAACGTAACTACCTATATGAACAACTATCGACAATTACTAAACAAGCGGCATGGGTACTCAAACGTGGCGTAACAGTATCGATACCCGTATGTGATGAAGAGTCTGCCGTACTACTGAGCCATGATAATGCACTGCGTTATGCACTAAGTTCGTTACCATTCGTAAGACTCGAACTCTCGGAGAGTATCAGTACGGTACGGGATGAGTTGAGGGGCATACGTAATGCTATGTGGCTGTCTGACCTTGGGAAGGGGGATAGTGATGTATCTGGCCTCGTTACTCATAACTATGATGTAGTGAAACTGGATAACGATTTTTTCAATAATGAGGTACTCAAACCAACATTCCCCATTCTCATTAAAAACCTGCGAGAGTATTGTGATCGGATCATTGTTCCCTCCATTCAGGACAGGAGACATGTACCACTACTAAGGGAAGCAGGTATCTGGGGAGTACAGGGTCAGTACCGTACCGTGCCATTCACTAAGGTTCATACTCTCATGTAGGGAGAGAGCCGAAGTAATATGAATGTTTAACATTAATTGTGTCCGTAATGTTTTCATATGTTACGGACACTGCTAATGTAGATTAGTTGAAATCGTAACTTATAATTTCACCAGTATTTCCATTGAATCTACAGGAATACTTGACTTTTTTATAAGCACCGAAGCCATTTTGAACCTGTGCTCTATCGCCATACATTTCAATGACTTTAGTATCAGTATCAATCCACGAATAAGAATTAAAAGCTGGTTCCATCATTGAGTCATTCCATTTGAAATCATACTTCGCAAGACTCGAAATCGCCTCTTTACATTCATAGGAGGGATTGTGATGGTTTTGTGCGTACTTATCTGGAAATAAATCTTCTGCATCACGTTTTGCAGCTATTTCAGCATTTTCCGTCTCTTGACCATACTGCCCCCATATTCCATAGGAAACTATGAACGTCACGATGAATACTGGAATAGTTAGAAGGCCACCCAAAAAAATGATACTACTTCTCTCCCAACCCTTCTTAGTACCTTTGTGTTTAACCCACTGGTACGCAGCTATAGCCATAGCGATTGCTATAAAAAAACAAACTTGCATATACATTGTTTTAACTTCCGTTTTGCTGTGAAGTTCAAGATTGTACTACTGTAAAGTACTTTTGAATAGATCCAGAAGAAGTAGTTGATAAATAGAAATAGGTTCTCCGCCAGATTTTGAAAGATCGAGTAGTTTCGCCGCTCGTTCTTTTTAATGTGTGTGAGGTTTTAAAACCCATTCATTCAGTACAATATCATGAGGTACAAATGACCTATCAACAATTAGCAAGAATCTATGGTTATGACCCGGTAACGGTAAGCCGTGACTGGAAATCAAGAGGGCTGGATATTACTCAAACTGATGATAAGATTTACCAGTGGGTAACTGACAATATTTTAATTCCGCTCAGAGGCCAAACAGATCTACGAGAGGAAACGCAAAAAGAACAACTAAGGTTAGCCAGAGCAAAGGCCGATATTGAAGAGATGGAGGCAGATTTAAAACGTAAAAACTTGATAGAGGTCGATTACGTTACCGAAACATTATCCGGGTACTTTCATCAACTAAAATCAATGCTACGCGGCATACCTAACACAACATATATAGAGTTATTTGCAAGTGAAGATGCAAATCATCTAAGGATTATATTAAGAGATAAAATAGATGAAGTACTTCGTGACATTGGAAGTTACGAGTATGAGGAAGAAGAAGAAGATGAAAATGGAGTTTCAGAATCAGAGGAAGATGATTCGCATTTTGAACGAATCGGTACAGGCAATATTGCCACCAGAGAAAGTACTTCCGAGTGATTGGGTAGAGAATAATTTAAAATTTTGTGATGGTGAGTTACAGGGATCTCCCATGCGTTTGTACAAGTTCCAGCAGGAGCCACTGAACGCCATTATAGAACCGGGTGTGCGTAAGATTTGTTTAATGTCATCAGCACAATTACTCAAGACGACAATAGTAACTGGAGCTTCCCTATACTTCCTCGCACATGATCCCTCAAATATGGTAATCGCCGGAACTACGGCAAATACAATCAAGAAGTATAAGAACGGAAAGTACGATCCAACTATCCAGTTAACCCCAAGCCTTGCCAAGCTAATAACAAGTAAAAACGATAAAACCAAAACTAACGATGCCAATACCCAGGAAACAACCGTTGGTACTTTTAACTACTTTGTATCCCTTAATTCCCCATCAACTCTACGCGGCCTCACGGCAAAGCGTGTATTTTGCGATGAAATCAGTGGGGTATCTACAGATGGTGAGGAAGGGAACCCAATAGCGTTAGTTTCACAGCGTTGTGAATCATTTCGAGATTCACTAATCATGATGTGTAGTACTCCGCTCGTACCAGAAGATCCTATCTGCCAGGAGTTCGAAATGTCGGATAAGCGATACTTTCATGTACCTTGCCCGGCGTGCGGAGTAGAAGAACGTCTGGTATGGGAGAATGTTAAGTTCAAATGGAAAAGTATTGATGGTGGGCGAAGATCTATCCCTGATGCAGATACTGCATACCTCGAATGTCCTGAATGCAAACATCAGTACACTGAAGCAGAACGGGTTAGGGCGGTATCGCTGGGTAGATGGATTGCAACCCATCCAGAGATAACTGATGTACGGGGTTATCACATTTCACGTTTGTACTCTCCGGTTTCGTCGATTCGGAAATTAGTACTTGATTATGCCGAAGCGTTTAAGAATTTTGACCTAATGCAATTCGTAAACAACTCGTTAGGCGAACCGTACTTTGATAAGGAAAACGTAGAGCATGATTTAACAGTATTAGAACAGCTTAGAAATTTCGATATTGATATTAATAACATCCCTGATGATTGCGTCGCGGTACACTGTTCAGTTGACCAACAATTAGATCGTCTTGAACTTAGCTGTGTGGGATTATCGCCAAAGGCGTACTATGTTCTTGACCATCGCTCATTTTATGCCGTGGATTGTAATAAGTATGACTCTCCTGCCTATAGAGAACTTAAAAGCTTTATTAATAATTTAAAACTGAAGACAAAAAACGGTACACCCTTAAGGATCTTACAGGTATGGGTAGACAGCTCTAACGGGGCAGCAACCAATACTATCTACCGCTTCTGTAATGAGAAGGGTAATGAGAAGTACAAGCCAATTAAGGGTGACGGACGTACTACGATCCCTCTCTATAAAGAAAGTACTTCAAGTGGCTATAAATTCATGCTGCTTAATGTTAATGAGGGTAAGAACCGAATCCGTAGATTATTGAATGCTGCTATCAATGATGAAGCTCATGAAGGGAAAAAAATTCATTTCAGCCATTCATTACCAGATGATGCATTTCTTCAGTATACAAGTGAGAAGAGAATTGTTAAAGGAGGTCAATTAGTCTGGGTTAAGCGTAGCGGTTCGAAAGAAGATCGAAATGAGATGCTCGATACACTCAACTATAACCTAATAAGTATTGAGTACATGCTAAATAAATTAGGTGCAGATGCCTATAAAAAGCTCAAAGAATATAACAATAATCAGGCAAAGCATAAATATAAGGAAGAAACAAAAACCGACGATGTACCAAACGCCGAAGAACCTATACAGAACAAACGTAGGAAGCGATTGAGTACTAAAAGTTGGTTTAATGAATAAGGAAATTAAAAATGGCAACTATTCGGAAGATAGATTTTAGTAAAGATATCATCCAGGGTGAAAAAGTTATATTTGATTTTTCTGCTGATTCTGTAATTGATATTGTTGATAGTGAAGGTACTAAAACTACCTATTCATTCCCGTATCAACCAATTGATACCTCTGACTGGAAAACAGGTGCACAGACTGCAATCATCAATGATTCTGGTTTTGAGGTACGAGTATTTCAGGTTGTCGATCCTACTGCAACAGCAAGCAAGTTCAATCAATATATGAAAATTATTGATGAGATCAATATTGTTATCTCATCAAAAGTAGAGAATGGTGGGGTAATTACCCAATCAATTAATAACAAAAGCCTCACTACTGAGTCACTGGATGCACTACATAAACTTCGTGCACATTATACGAAGCTCGCAAACCAGGAATATGCACGTATGAAGGGCATTGCGACACGTAACCCCATTAAATCAGTAACAACATTTAACAGGGGGACATAATGGCGTGGCGTAGAAAATTAGATTTAAAAGATAATAAAGAACACAAAACAAAACAAGACCGTAAACCTCTTACAGATTCAACCCTAAAACGTGAATTACGTGATGTACGTACTAATACTCAATCCTCTGTAATTAATTTCGGATTTTCGGCAGGAAATGCAGCAGGTAATATCAATAGTATTATCAATCTCACATTGCCCGTACTGGTAGCAAAATCACGCGAGTATAGCCTGAATAATGGTATTGCCAAAAAGTTCTTTCAAGTCAACAGTGATGGTGTAACCGGGGCTTCTGGCCTGTACATCCGTCCTGATGTACATTTATATGATGATAATGCACAGAACCTCATAGTAAATGAAGAATTAGAGAAAGCTTTCTATAAATATGCCGAAAACCCAGAACTATTTTCAGTAAATGGTAAGTTAGATTTAGCTTCTTTTCAGCGTTTAGTTGAACGTACACGAAGTATTGATGGTGAAGCTTTTGTAATTTGCCATGAAATTGATGGTAATATTAAGTTCGAATTGATTGATTCTTTACGTGTTCCAGTATCTGGAAACCGTATGTTTAATGACAATAGCTATATTTCTAACGGTATTAGATTCGATCAGTACGGCAAACCTATTGAGTACTATGTAACTCGCCTGAATCCAATCAATTACACGTACCAGACTGGTACTTATGATGTTATCCCGGCATCACGTATGTTACATCTGATGATAAGCGATTATCCTGCACAACAACGCGGAATCCCGGACATAATCGCAGGTACTACACTATTAAAAGATCTTGAGTCTTTTATTAAGGCTGCAATTGTTTCTAAAAAACTTTCGGCAAGTGCTACTGCATTCATTTTAAACGCAGACTCTTCAGATGGTGATACTGATTTTATTAATGATGATAAACCAGAGTACTATGAAAATGATTATCTCTCTGGCGGGAGTATTGTTGAACTACAACCGGGACAGAACATTACGAGTGTAAACCCAAATGGAGCAACAGACGGAATTACCGAGTTCGTTTCTACTCAAATGCAAATGATTGCAATGGCATTAGGTATTACTGAACAGTCATTGAGTGGTTCAACTGCAAACGCTTCATTCTCAGCAGCAAAACTAACTGACAAGCTACAGCAGCAAACATTTAAATCAAGAATCAATGCTTTAACTACTACTATCTTAAAACCAATTTATGCAATGTGGCTTAAAAAGGAAATGTTAAGTAATAAAAAGTTAAATCTAAATTTTGGTGATTTCGATAAGTTACTTAATGCTAAATATATTTCGGAAACTGCTACCTCACTCGATCCACTCAAAGATGTGCAGACTCAAGTACTCATGATTGATAATAAAATCAAGAGCCGTTCAATGGTTATTTCTGAGTTTGGATATGATCCATATGTAGTCCAGCGTGAAATAGAAGAGGAAGAAAAGCAAAATAATAATAAACAGGAAGTGATCCAGGATGGAACTCAAGAACAACAAGAGGGAACTTCAAGTACCCCACCAGGCGATTAATTTAGAATCACGTACTATCTCCGTATCGTTCTGTAGTGAACAACCCGTAGAACGAGAAATCAATGGTGAATTATATAACGAAATTCTGCTATGTGGCTCAGAGAATGTTGATTTACGCCGTCTTAATAACTCTGGGGCAGTACTCTATAACCATAATCGTGATGCCCTTATTGGTGCAGTAATTGATGCACGCCTGGACCCGGACAGGGTAGGCCGTGCCACTCTACGTATCAGTAATACCGCAAATGATGAATGGGAGATGATTCAGGAAGGGGTACTTACTCATATTTCTGTTGGATATAACATTGATGATTACCGTATTGAAGGAAACAATATTGTAGTTACAAAGTTCACCCCCTTAGAAATTTCTCTTGTAAGTGTCCCGGCAGATACTAATTGTCAGGTTGGCAGAAGTATTGACGCAAATGAAAACCTTAATGAATTGAATTTACTAAATAGTAACAGTGAAACAAATCAAGAAGGTGAACTCATGGAAGAGACAAAACAGGACATTGATGAACCTGTAAGTGAAACGGAAGTTATTCAAGAAGAAGTACAGGAAACTGAAGTACTCAAAGAGGAAGTAGCTACCCGTGCAGAACAAAGTGATGAAGAACTATTAGACATTATTTCTAATCGTCCAGAGTTACTAAATAAATTAACTAAACAAGAAACAATCGAAGAAGAACCTGTAATGGAAGATTTTGCTGAAGCAGAACGCCAACACGAGCTAACTTCTATCGGTAATGTACTAAATATTGATGTATCGGATGCAATTGCTAATGGAATTAGCGTGGCCGATTTTAAACGTCAAATTAATGATAAAAATAACATCAAGGATGATGAAATGAAAAATGAATTTTCTCTAAAGAACTCACTACGTGCTTTTGCAAATGATGATGATATGTCTGCATTTGAACAGGGTAAACGTGGTGTAGTTGTACCTAACCAGGCACTACGTGCAGTTAATACCACTGTTGGTACTAATCTGATTCAGGAAACTATCGAATATGATTCATATATCGATATTCTTCGTGCTAATTCTGTACTTGCAAACTTCCCAATCACTGTAATTAGTGGTCTTGAAGGTGACGGCAAACTATCTCTACCTGCACTATCTTCTGATTTTACTGATGCTTTTGGTTTTGTCGCAGAAGATGGTAGTTCTCCAGAAGCTACCCCAGCATTCGGTAAAGTAACTTTAGAGCCGAAAGATTTTACTGGTTCTGTATACCTTACTCGCCTAATGATGAAATCCAGCTCTGCGGCAGAACGTTACACCACAGATGCAATGATCAAAGGTGCTGCATCTCAACTTGAGAAACATGTTTTAGGTAACGTTATTACTGAAGCTGAAAAAGCTGGCAATGTTAAAGAAGTTGCAGCTCTTTCAAATATTGATTTCGATGCAGTAGTTGATGCAATGGGCGAACTTGGTTCTAAAAATGTTATTAGTTCAAGTATTGTTGCTGTTATGTCCCCAAAAACTCGTGCTGCACTACGTAAGCAAGTTGTTAAGGGTAATACCAGTGCTAAGTTCCTCGTTGAGGGCCAGGGTACTTCTCAGGTACTTGCGGGTGAAATTCCAGTAATTGAAAGTACCCTTGTTGAAGATGGCCAGGTAGTTCTTGGTGACTATTCTCAGATCGTTATCGCACAATGGGGTTCTGATGTTGAACTCGATAAAGATGCAACAACCTCAAGGGCACGCGGCGGTCTGTACCTAAGAATTTGGGCGACGATGAGTACTGCTGTAGCTCGTCCAGAAAGTTTCTATGTTCTACGCGTAGGGGCATAAAAATATGAGAGCATTTTTTAGTACTTCACAAAGTGAGCTACTACTTAATGCTTTCGGGGAAAATCTCGTCATTGTTCAGGATGGTAAATCAATAACTATAAAAGCCATATTTGAACAGGACGAGATTTTTTTTGAAGATGTGCAAGTTACTACTACATATTTCACTGCAAAGTCTGGTCTGGAACTTAACAGTACATTCTCTATCGATAATACTGAATACAAAATAAATAGAATTGAAGATGATCTTAGTGGTCTCTCAAATTATCACTATATAAAAAATATCGATTTAGGGGATATCTAATGTTCACGGCAGACTATGCAATCAGAAAACATCTGATGAATAAATTAAGTACTCATATCAACCTTCAATACCCCTCGAAAGCTTCAGTAGATAAAAACGCAATGGTATATATTGGAGACAGTAATGTTACCCGTACTCAAATCTCAAAAGCTAATCAAATTCAAAATGGTCAGTTAATACCGCAAGATTTGCGTAATTTATGTGAGTTCAGGGTTGAGTTTGTATCTGTAGGGCAGAGTTTCAAGGGTGCTTCTGATGAAATTGAAAAATTAATTACAGCACTTTTTACTCCAGATTTTTTCGATGAATTAAACAGTACTTTGGCAATGGCTATTTTTAATATTCGTATTGAAGAAAGTTTAATGACGAATCAGGCCGAAGCCACAGATACCCCATACGTACATACACAAACAATTTCATTTAGTTATGGGGAATAATTATGGGACAAATTTTTACAGGTAACTTAACCTCAGTATGGGTTAATACCGATACAACCAATACCGATCCAAACTCAAAATCCTTTAGTCAGGTACAAGACCTGTCAGCCTTCCCCAGCTTCGCTGAAAGTACTGCAAGCCGATCAGTAGAGACATACAACGCTGAGTACACGTACAAAGCAATGGGTGAAAGTACCTATCAGGACATGACACTACAGGTTAGTTACGTACCCTCAGTACATAGTGACCTCGATGCTCTTGTAGACTCTCAGGAACTGGTACAGGTCAAAGTGGAGATGCCAGATGAAGGTACTAACGACACTACGATCAACTATGCAATGTACAATGGTTATCTGGTATCTCGTACCGATACTTCCGACTACGATAACGTTGTTACCCGCTCCTATGTGTTCTCACCTAACGCATTGGTATCTTCAGGTGTCATCGATCAATCTCAGGTTGAGTTGTATCGTGGTAACTGGGGTGTAGGCTCTAACGGAGCCGAGTTCAGTAGTTACCAGGGCCGTGACGGCAACGCCTTCATCAAAGTACCTTCAGCTTCTTCCAGAACAGGTACTGATATGCTTGGGATCTCTAACCTGGATGCAGGTTATGGTACTCAGCTCGTAGTAAGTAAGACAGGTACACCGGTTATCGATGTACGTAACTACTCCAGTGCTTCTATGGGTGCCTGGTACAAGGTCTATACCAGTGCAGATAAACCTACACTGGCAGAACTGGGTGCAGCAGCGGCTACGGATCTTAACAACTATGTACCTGTAAGCCGTACAATCAACGGTAAGGTACTCAACGGTAACATCACACTCTTAGCTGCTGATATCTCTGATGTGTACTCAAAGACACAGGCAGATGCCAAGTACTTACCAAAGATTTTCCAACTTAACGGACATGCACTATCAGGTACTTCACTGAACCTCGTAGCGTCAGATATTTTGGATGTTTATTCACAGACTCAGGTTAATAATAACTTTGTTGCAAAAAGCGTTACTGTAAACGGATTACCACTGACAGGTAATATTACTCTGACGGCAGCACAGCTAACGGATATGGCGAGCCTAAGTTATAGTAATAGTACTTACGTACCGAAAACTTTCTTAATTAATAACAAGCCACTATCTGGTACTAATATTCAGTTAGTTGCCGCCGACATTACAGACGTGTATTCCCGTAGTCAGGCGAATGATCTCTTTGCCCTACGTATTACTACTGTTAACGGTTATCCTTTAAGTTCTGCTGTTAATCTGAACTTTAATGATGTTGGTACTTATTCGAAAGCACAGATTGATGCAAAGGATACTGCACTACAGGCAAATATTGATACCAAAGTTACAATTACTCAGGATATTAAAAATCTAAATACCGTTAAAGAAAACTTAGAACTTGATATGTCCGATGGTAAACGTACTTTCACTGCTACTTTGTCAGTACCGAATACTCAACTATCAATTATCAATGCTGGCGGTAATAAGAACAGTCAGACAATAACTGTATGCATTACTCAGGGTACGGGTGCAAATAAAATAGAGTGGCCCAGTAATGTGAAATGGTCTTTTGGTCTTCCTCCAGTACTGACATTCTCTAAAGATTCTGTAGATATTTTTCAATTCTTTTCCGTAGACGGGGGCAGTACCTGGTACGGTTCTCTACTCATGGCGGATTTACATTAATGATTAAAAAAAATAATCTTAGCAATGCCCTACAGATGATTGAAGGGCATCTCAAATTTTTAGACCGAAATACAGGGTTAACTACTGATAATAAAACACAACATTACGTTTTTAATCCAGATTATCTACTGGCAAACAACAGACATTTCATTGCAGAAACCCAGTGGGAAGCACAACCAGATGCCGACAGTACTACAGAGGGGCAGTCATTAGCGATCCTGGGTGCTATCTATATCTATCAGGCTACCAAGGAACCAAAGTACCTTGAACTTGCAAAAAAGTACTTTGATGGGTATCACCTGGCCTTCTATCGTGGGGTAGCATTCCCTGATCCACCGGATGGCTTACTACGCTGTAACTGGATAGCCAATGGTAAGGAACCGGTACTGGCAAACTACCCATTAGATCCAGAGTATCCCACTCATGGTGGATTCAAAGGGGTACTATTCAACTGGACTAACGGACGTACTCAGATACCTCATGGTTCTCCTAACTACGGAGAGTATCTCGATGCTGTATGGTTCGCGTTCCCGGAACGTGCATCATTAGGCTGGAACCAGGTAAACGCAACCGTGTATGCATGGTTAGCTGATGAAGACTCTATCAATTGGGATGTAAAAGCTCCTACCTTTCCTGTTAGCTGGATAGTAGACCGTACCGGGCGAAAGGTAGACAGTAACGGTGATGTACTGGAAGAAGGGCTAACAAGCCAGATCGGTACAGTACAGCTCAAAGATACTTCTATCAATGGCATGTACCGCTTCAACTATGCAACACGTAACCCGGTAGAACATGGCGGTTATCTCTTAGGACGTAATGAACGTTGGCACAACAGACCCGTACATGTACCTATCGATAACTATGGTGATCTCGATTTTAGCGATAATGCTTCCGATGCTGAATTGTGGTTCTGCCAGGCCAGTAAATTACTCTGGGATATCACAGGAGATCGGCAGTACTGGTTAGCGTGGCAAAACTCTCTGATTACCTGTATTGGGTACTCAGACATTGATAAGTACGATCAGTTTTTCCGTAAATCTACAGCAGCGATTACACCGTTCACAGATGGTATTTCTTATGACTACTTTTATCCCAGTGATCAGGTAGCTACATACTCACGAGATGAGCAAGGGTTCATTGTTATCAATCAAAGTGCAACAGCTCAAACTACGTTAGAACAGCAATCAATATGGTTTAAGTTCAATAACTCAAGTAATTTCTATGTAGAGTATGGCGGTGTAGATACAGCGGGTAGTGCTTTGAGTCTCGCAGTATCACTAACAGTTAATAAAACGAAAACAGAAGAGGGTGCTATTAAGTACCGTTGCGGTCTGCCAATCACTACTACAGATGGCAGTATTACGGCGATGAATGTACCAATGAATCATTTTACACGGATCAGTAAACCAGACGGCGGGCAGTACCTTACAGCCGATCTACGTATGATTAGTGATTATGGTTCTAATACTGTTACCAAGTTTGAGTACCAGTCAGGTATTGCAGGCAAGTACTACGATAATGTTGTTACAAGTACTATGGACAGTGACGGCGGTATGGTTGTTGGTTTCTGGATTTTTGATAATGAGAAACAGGATATTGGTACTTTCACTTACCGTAGCTATAACGATAATTTTAACTTTCGTATTAGTGATGATAACAACTGGCGTTGGTGGGCTATGTTACCAGCAACTAATGGTGAATGGGTTACGAAAGTATTTTCAATTACAGATTTTAAACTTAATAGTTATCAACCAGATCATCCATTAGTTACAGATCCAGAAGATGGGGCAGAAATTCAACCCGACCCAATTCCGGCTTCACCAACATTGACGGGTAGAAAAGATTTTACGTTACTACTTGATGATGATCCTGTAGACGGTGTATCTGGACGTATTGACTGGTATTGTATTAATGATTTGCCAGAACTATATGATGATGGCGGTACGGGTGATTATTCGGTATTACTTAGTTTGACTTTCAATGATAGTACAGGTAACGGTTATACTGCACGTCTCGGTGATTGTACAATCAAACAATATATGCTCGATAGTCTTGCTTATACGCCAGGGTTAATACCGTTCAGCAACATTACAGATCCATATGCACAGCTTTATTCTGGCTGGAGGGGATTACCATATCCGGGGTATCAACTGCCCGCTATATGGTGTTTTAAAGGCACTCCAATTGATGAGGTTAGACTAAATAACAGTATCGATTTCCTGTGTGATGCACAAAACTGGTTTACTAATAAGTTCAAACCAACCTTACCTGGCCCATGTGCACAGGCTTTTGTATGGAACAGACAAGACGCATTAGCGTACTTACCAGATGGTGAGGAACCAGATACGTTTATCATGCAGCACTGGTATGCAGAAGCCTGGTCAGGTTATGAACCTCGTGCCTTTTTTGCCGGATGTGATGTAGTACATGAACTTTATCAACGTGGTGATTATGCAATACCTCAGAACATCATTACGTACTGCCAGAACTGGATGAACTACCTGAAGTGGTTCATGAAAAACAATGATGGTCATGCACCAACATATTTTAAAGATACTGGTGAAGTACTTTACGATGGTTTTACAGGTCATATGTCTGGTTTGTGGTTAGCCGGGGCTTCAATGATGGCAATTGCTGGTTATCCAGATCACGAGCTATTAGATCTATTGTTTACAGAGATTCAAAATAACTACGATGTAATTACACCAAATCATGTAATGAATGGTTGCTGGAGTCCTGCAATCAGAAGCGGTAATGAGACAACAGAACAAAATAATAGTATGTACTTTGGATTCTATACAGGGGAACTACTCAGAGGTTTAGGGCTTTATATGAAGTACTACAACCTTTATATATAAATAAGAAGAAGGGGTGAAAAGGAATTTCACCCTAAATTTAAAGGAATAAATTATGTTTAATTCAATTTTTGTTGGTAACAACGTTAAGGTAGAAATCGCTGATGCACCAGTAGGTGGCGGCCAGGCTACTTCTTTTACAACTGTTGAAGATGTTAGTGCGTTCCCAGCCGCAGCAGGGGCAGAAAGTACTGTTGTAAGTGTGAATGTTTTTGGCGAGCAATATGCAAAAAAATTAGTTGGTAGTCGTAGCGTACCTGATCTTAACCTTTCAGTACTATGGCGTCCGGGTGCAGTAGGCCAGGAGAAACTTGCCGCTGCTGCAACTTCCCAGCAACTGATTCAGGTTAAAGTAACCTATTATCAAAATCCAGGTTTTACAGGTTCAGCTTATTATTCTGTAGTGAATGGTTATGTAAGTTCTGATGCAATCTCTGGAGATTTTGACAGTGCTGTTAACCGTGATTTTGTTATCTCTGTAACTGGTGCTCCAGTAGCTACTGGTGAAGTATCTGGAGAATAATGAATGAACTTTGATAATTTAATGAAAGTTATTGGCATAAAACTTACCCCATTCAAACTTACAGAAGAAGTTACAGTTTATATCAAACTACCATCAATTAAAGATAACGCAGAAGTTGCTGATCCATTCAAAGCGATTTTTTATTGTGTAGTGGATGAGTCTGGTAAACAAGTATTTGATTCAGCAGAACAAGTAGAAAAAAATGTAGATCTAACCATTCAGCTAAAGCTGAATAATGAAATTGGTCGTGTGTTTGCTGAAGCATTCAAACCGGAAGATGTAGAGGTAAAGTAAGACGCGATCCGATTTTAAAATTGGGCCTATCGCTACTTAATAAAAATGGGTGTGGTGTGGAAGAACTCTGCACCATGCCCATTTTGCTTTTTTACTACCTCTTAATTTATAACGAAACAGTAAATCCTGATTCTGCTCAGATAGAACAGATTCGCCATACAGAACTACTACAGGCTATATGGTTGAGTACTGGTAATATAAAAAGGGAAGATATTCCTAAGTTTAATATTCATGAATTAGATTCTTTGAATTTAGTGTCTAACCAAACACTGACAGAACGACAAGTAGAAAGAGAGAAGCGGATCGCAGAACAAAATAAAAATAACATGCTCACATGGATGGGAGTAAAACCGAATGGCACAAAATAATACACAGGCAATGATATTTGAAATCAGAGGTGATGAATCTGGTTTACAGAGATCATTAAAAAATGCCGCAAATAGTATCGGTGATTTTAGTAACAGGGCAGGGGGTTCGTTCTCTGGTATTACTGCTGGTTTATCACAAACACAAATAGCTGTAGGTAGTTTAGCTGGGGCTGTTGGTGTAGCTGGTTTAGCAATTGCTGGTACTATGGCAAAAGTATCAGAGCAGTCAGAAAAAGCTTTTGAAATTTTCCAGGCTGGTTCTTTATCTCAAATGGGTATTACTCAACTACAGCAAATGGCTAACATATATGCGACTGTAGGATTAACTATTGAGAATATTGCCGATCAACAGAAAGACTTAAAGGATCGTATAGGCGATGCCCTAACTAATGGGGCTGGCAGTATGCTTACTGACGTTATTCAGCCATTAAAGTTGAACATACTTGAATTACAAAAGATGGCAGATGCTGGCGAAGATGTTTATGCACATATATATTTCGCTGCAAAAGCTCAGGGTTTAAGTGCTTCTCAGATGGTCAATATGTTTGAGACTATGGGTAGTGACGCTGCTAAAAGGCTTACAGTGCTCAAGCAATATAACAGCGAGCAAGAGTACAATAATAAATTAAGTACTCAACAAGTTCAGCTAACTGAAGAACAAAGTGCAGCATTTGAAAAATATCGTGCAAGTACTGCAACATTATCTATCGCTTGGGAAAAATGGAATAACTCTGCTATCGCACCTATTGCGAGTAATCTTGCAGATATTCTAAATCTAATGACCCGTATCCTAAACAGTAAGCCCGTAGCTGCCGCAGCCGCTGCAACTGGTCAGGAAGGGTTAGATCGCGTTAAAAACTATCAGCAAGGTTTTCAACAAAACCTACTCAAAAATAGTTCTATCTTTGGACAGCAGTTAGCAGAACAAAGTGAGAAAGATTCAAAACAGCTTAGTAATAATTTAACTTTTGCAGTAGGACTTGCACAGGCCAATTTAGATAATCTTAAGAGTACTATTGCTGATTATAGTAAGGGCGTAGAGAAAAGTACTATTACTGCCTCAATGAAAACTTTCCAGACAGCGAAACAGGCTACTCAGGCTTCTATCGATGCTCTGGATGTACAGTACAAGCAGACCAAGGAAGCAATTGAGAAGAGTGTACTTAAGGCTTACGGCGGCAATACTAAAGCCATGCAGGCCGATATCGATACGCTTAGTGAAGGTTACAAAAAGAAACGTGCAGATCTCGTAAAAAGTTTAACTGCTGAAGAGGACAAGGCCGCCGACGCCGCCAAGAAGAAAGCAGAGGCTGAAGGGAAGAAGGCTGAAGCAGCTCAGAAGCAAGTAGAAGCTAAACGCATCCAGGCACAGAAGGTACTACAGCAAACCCTAACCGCTATCGCCGGTACTGGTGCTCAGGTACAGGTACAGCAGTTCAATGAACAACAAGACGCAATCGAAACCCGTATACGTGATAGTGCTAAAACGTTAGGCACTTCTGAGGCAGAAGTTACAGAGATGCTCAAAGGTCAATACGAATCCCGTAAGCGTATGTTCAAAGAGATGACGGAATCAATGTTAAACGAGTCCGACCCTAAGAAGCTGGCACAGAACATTGCCGCTATCGGTGGGAATAACATCAACGGTACTCAACTCTCTGACATACAGAACGCACAGGATGAACGTCTTGGTATTGATACTACTAATCCGTTCCAGATGACAGCAGGGCAAAGTACTCTTGATAAGATTAATACTGACGGCCAGGCAGAGATTGCACTAAACCAACAACTGTATGAAGCCAAGTTACTTGGGTATCAGCAGTACCAGGATCGTATGGCAGCTATCAATGATGCCACCAGTAATAAGATCGCTCAGGCTAATACCGATGCTGCTAACAAGACTCTCAGCATGTACGCAACTGGTGCTGAAAATCTCGGTACTATGATGGCCGGGGCATTTGGTGAGTCTAATGCCGCAGCCGTTGCAAGTTTCGCCATCTCCAAAGGCGTAGCCGTGGCCCAAAGTATGATCAACATACAGCAAGGTATTAGTGAGGCAATGAAGCTCGGTTGGCCCCTGGGTATCCCGGCAGGTCTCAAAGTTGCAGCGGAAGGTGCCAAGATCATGAGTACCATCAAGGGTACAAAGATTCAGGGACAGGCACATGATGGGTGGGACTCTTTACCCAGTACTGGTACTTACAACTTGGAGAAAGGTGAGCGTGTAGTAGGGAAGTCATTGAACCAGGATCTTACAAAGTACCTAAGCAATCAGGGAAGTAGTAGCTCTGGTGATATTAAAATTGATGCCCCGTTAATTATCCAGAATGCTGGAGAACTTTCAGATAGTAAGTTTCAGGAAATGTGTGATAAGCACGCCGATACTTTAGTACAGGTAATTCGTAAGTCTCAGAAGAAAAACGTATAAATACAATGTAGCCCACAGGATGTGGGCTTATTAATAAAGGATTATTAAATGTTTAATAACGCATTAATCAGCGAATATGTACTATCTGATAATATTCCACAATATCAAAATCAAACATGGTCGGGTGAAACTATTACCCGTATGGTTGGAGTACAGTACTATACCCTCAGTTTTAAAGTAACATTGAACAAGATGTACCGTAATGAGTTAGCAAACTTCTATGCTTCATATGCCTATGGTAAGCCGTTCGATATGTCGTTAGGATGGTGGGGTTCATATACTGGTACTCAAACATCAGGTATTCAGGCTACCGGGGCAAGAGCTGCCGGAGCAACTTCTATTGCCGTTACACAAAATACTTTAGAGATTGGTAGTTTAGTACAATTCAATGGACACAAAAAACTATATAGAGTTGTCGGTAACAATGGTTACACCATTACTATATTCCCAGGCTTAACGAGAGCCATCCAGACAAGTGAAGTACTCAAGTACGATAACTTGCAAGGTTCTTTTATCCTAACGCCTCAGAACGCTACCTATCAGCTTCCAAGTACTAACGTTATTGAAGTGACAATTCAAGCCACTGAAAACATAAGGGGGTAATATGTCAATTCCAAATAATGTACTGAATAATCCAGTACTGGTGAACTACTGGAACATGATGAGAGGGGATAGTAAAAGTATCCTTACAGAGAAAGAACTATACCAGTGCGGGATTATGGTTAAGTTGATAGACCTGTTACCAGCTCAAGGAAGTAATATCTATCTGACAGACTCTATTGCAGATCAGAACTATAACGGTATCGTTTATCAATCTGTACCAGACTTTCTTGATTCAAGCTTTGCAAACTATGTTGAGAAGAACCAGATAAACAATAATGGTACTTCTTTCAAGGTTAGTAATGTTAATCAAGACTATCTATCAATGGCGTTACGCGGTTTATGGAATGATGCAAAGGTTAATATCTGGATGGGTATTGTTAATCCTGCTGATGGTTCGATTCTTCACGCCTACCGGATCTTTAGTGGGTATGTCGATTACTTCAGCTCAGATTTTAATATGCAGGGTACAGACACTACCAATACAACAACAGTTACACTGAATAGTATCTGGAAAAAATTAGATCAAACTCAACGGTTACTATCAAGTACCAGCATACATCAAAGTACTCATGCTAATGATCACTTTTTTGACCTAATTAATATTCTCAACGCGAGTGAGCAGAACTGGAAGAGTAGTAAGAAATAATTATGAAAAATGGATTTATAACAGAGTATCTTAGTACTTTGGCAGGGAAGCCATTAGTTTATGGTGAGAACGATTGCCACGTTATGGTACTCACAGTAATTGATATGATCACAGGTTCTGATTACCGTGATGAAATATATCAGAAATACAATACACCAACAGCAGGTAGAAAATATGCAAAAGAACATTGCTCATTTCCTACATTACTCGGGTTATGTAAAGAGAAAGGCGAATTAGTTAATGAACCATTAGACGGGGATATTATTATTGCATCAGGCCATAGTACTGTGTACTGGCGGGGCAAGGTAGTAGTACTTTCAGAAGATAAAACTAAATATGTCATTTCTTATTACAACCCGGATCAAAAACAAAAAATATACAGATTTACGGGGAGTAATAAACAATGGCAGTTGCAGCATTAGGAGTAGCATTAATCGCCGGGGCAAGTGCAGCGGCTGCGGCTTATGCAGCAGGACTATCAGTACTGGCAATCGTCGCCATCGGTATCGGTACTGCTGCCCTCAGTTATATTTCATCATCACAGATGATGAACATTGGTCAATCAGGAGTTTCATACCCCAGTACTGGCAGCAGTAACGCCCGGTCAACGAGTCCCAGTACTGGTATACCCATAGTGTATGGCGGTACTAACCGGAACAATCTTGATCCTGCATATACGAAGGTAGGATCGATCGTGGTCTGGCAGAACGTGCACCAGGGAACGTCTAACCAGCTCTGTACGGTACATGCAATCAGTATCGGTGAGATAGGTTTAGAGCCAGGTGCCGGTACTGCTGGCGGTGGAGTTATCAAACAACTCTACATTGATAACGCACCAATCCTCGTTAATGGGGCATTCATTACCGCCGAGGGGCAACTACCCCAGTCAATGTTATTACCAAAATTTAGAAATTATCTTCAGATAGAAGTACGTTTCGGTAAGCAGTCTTACGGCGGTGCAATGACACTGGCCCGTCAATATGGCGGTCGCTGGACAGATGAAATGCGGGGTGATGGTTTAGTACAGATTTGCACGGTAATTAAAAAAACTAACGATTCATTAATTGATGGTATTTTAACAAACATGAATTACACCCTCTCAGTAGAGATGAAAGGGCGGCTAATTTATGATCTTACAGATAATATCAAAAAACCAAGTTCAAACCCACCAAGCCAGATTTATGACTTTATTACGAATACAGAGTTTGGATTTGGATTAAACCCGAACGATATCGATATTACAAGTTTTCGCAATATGGCGAACTACTGTAAGGCAAACCACTTTTATTCAAATGGCTCTATCCAGTACGATAAATCTTACAAAGAAAACATTGAAGCGATGTTGAGTACTTTCGGTGGCGTTCTGTATGAATCGAATGGTGTTCTTTATCTTACCGTAGATGCTCCAGATCTTGCAGAACAACATTTTGATGAAAGTAATATCATCGGTAGCGTCAACATTACTACAGGTACTAAATCGGAATATGTTAATACGATGGATAGTACTTACACGAATCCCGAGAATGACTATTCAGAAGATATTATTCGTTTTCCAAGTGATGCAATCAATAACGATACAGTAGTAAAAGATGGCTATATCATTAAGAAAGATTTGAACTACAAATGGATTCAGGACAAAACTCAGTTAGCAACACTAAGTAATATTGAGCTATTAAAATCAAAGTACATTCACAATACAATCACTTTTAATACTTACATTACTGATATGAAAGTATTTGATGTTTTCACCATCAGTTTTAAAGAAGCTGGTTTTGAAAACAACAAGTACCGGGTAGTATCTCGTACTGTACCAATGACAGTAGATAAGACGGGTATCATTCAGATTACTGCAATCTCGTATGATGATGGTATCTATCAGGGTAAAGATCCGGGACGATTCCCACAGGAAGGGCTAACCAACCTACCGAACCCAACCTATGTTGCCCCACCAAGCAACCTAAGAGCACAGCGTTTAGGTGCTACGGCTTCTGGTAATGCGGTACTACTCTCATGGGATCTGAGTCAAGATACCTCAGTACGTGGTTACAAGATTCGGTACAAGCGTAGCGATTCAACTACCTGGATCAACATTGGCAACGTAGGCCAGTACTCAACCAGTTTCGAGATTTTGAATCTTGTATATGGTGTTCAGATTGATTTTGGTATCGAAGCGTACAATACCCTTGGTTATTCATCAGAGTTAGTTGCTATCTACAACCAGATGCCACAAGTCATCTTTGCACTACCGAAGATTACTAATCTGGATATGGTGAATGATGATTTAAGCTTAAACCAAACATATGCACAAGATTTCATATTTCAGTGGGATGATCAAAGTTCTACAGTAGTAAACGGTAAAACCTTTGCAGACTTCTTTAAGTACTATGAGATCCGCGTATATGACCGTTACCGTAAGTATATTAAATCGTACTATACAACTACCAATACCTGGACATATACCTTTGCAATGAATACGAGTGATGGTCTAAACCGTTATAGAGTATTCGGTATTATTGCACACGGCTGGGGTACTGGTATCTACTCAGAAGAAGTGCAGATTGAAGTAAGCAACCCACAACATCCACAATTATTGGGTATTAATCTAAAAAGTGGATTTGATTCAGTATTCATTGATTGGACAGAATCAAACATTCCTGATTACACCGGGATCGTAATGCAGATCGCCAAGGATGAGGGGTTTAGTTCAGGCTCTAAGTACTTCAGCTCTACTAACCGCTATAGTACTTCATTCGGTATTGAGGACGGATCTTGGTATGCACGCGTAGCCGCCTATGATGTGTTCGGTCAGGATGAATTGGTATGGTCGCCTACTATCGGTTTCAACCAGAACACGAAAGTACCGTACAGTAAGCTCAATGATGATGTAGTTGATAATCTTCTAAAAAGTGATGTTGCTACGGGTATTGTTGAGAAACAGATCGTAGATGAGCTTGGTTCACGCTGGCAGGTACAAGTATCCAATAATGGTAACGTAACAGGTATCGCATTAGCAGCAGATGAAAAGGATTCTGTGTTTACGGTTATGGCAGATCGTTTTAGTATCATCAGTACTGATAGTGCAAAGCAGAGTGATAAGGTTTACCCATTTGTAGTACAGAACGGAAAAACTTTTATTAATTCGGCGGTAATAGGTACTGCCGCCATCAATGAAGCAATGATAAATGATCTCAGCGTCTCACGAGCGAAGATACAAAGTGCCGCAATCGATAGTTCTAAAATAGCACAATTGAGCGTACTTAATTTTCACCTGCAAGATGGTATTATTGATTCAGCTAAAATATCTCAACAACTACAAAGTACTAACTGGGATGGTGTTAATGGTTGGATGATTAATAAGAACGGGACTGCAAACTTTGGTAACGTGAATGTCAGAGGTAATATTCAGGCAACATCCGGTACTTTGGATAACGTAACTATCAACGATAGCTGTACCATTAGAGGTACTCTATCTGCTGCAAGAATACTCGGAGATCAGTGCAGACCACAGACAAGCGGGGTAGATCGTAGCCCTAACATCTGGGGTACTACACCAGTAGCTGGGCGGCTTTATACGGCACTGCGTATTAATGGTGAAGATTTTGATCGAGTTTTGAATAGTAATATTCACCTGATTTTTGGTGCATGGAAATGGAACATGTTTCAGGTTTTCATGGGCGGTGATGGTCTTGCTAATCAGTTAATCTGGTCATTTGATGCAGGTACTGGCGGTAAATATGCACCGAAAACCTTTGATGTTGATAATCTTATTATTCCTGCGGTAGGTCGTGGAAGAATGAATTACATATACGTAATGGCATCTGATGATCGTACTGGCAGTTGTGGTATAGGTATCGGTAAGGTTGTGGATGATCGATTAGACATTATGTTGTACCGTGCGGGTGAGAATCCAGTGAGTAATGGATAAATAATATGGGGTGAAAACCCCATGCCGATAATAATAAAAACAATGAGGTACATAATGGATTTAGGAACTATCGTATCACTGGTTATTGCGGGGGTTGCACTACTTTGGTCAATCTACCGTGATAAGAGTTCGGATACAGAAGATTTACAGAAAAGAGTAAGTACTATTGAGACTAAGATTGTACTTGCAGAAAGTACTATCGAACGCCTTGAGGCAGAACAAGACGAAATGAAGAAGATGCTAAAGAGTCTGGAGAATCAAATTAACCAGATGAACTTAAAAGTAGAGAAAATTCTAACAATTTTAGAAAACACAAAAGGGGCTTAAGCCCCTTTTTTATTTGTTGATTAGATGTGAAACCATATCACGAACTCTAAACGGTGTTTGTGCATTCCACTTTGAATCCTGAGCTTGCACTACCGCTTCACGATAATTTTTCTCATTCAGTGCGGCAATCATCTTTTTAAAGTTCTTTACTCCGTTGATACCTAACTGGAAGGTCATCAGAATCAGAAAATCATTCCAATCGGATGGTACATCCAAACCTAAAGATTGTACTTGAAGTACCGCATTTGCTAAATCTTTTGATAGTAGTTTGTCGGCTTCTTCTTCAGTAAGTCCCTTTGAATAATCTTCCCCTTGTTTAATGAGATGACCATAACCTACAGTCATCTTACCCAGCGAATCCGCATAAGGGTAAAACTTACCATCTCTAAAGTACTTGAACTTTGCCTGATACTCTTTTGTACCTTCATAGATTTTTAATCGTTCTTTTAATTCCATTTATGTAATTCCTAATAAATATTCCATATATAGGAGTATTTATTATGAGAATTACGAAAGACTGGAAAATGTATAATCCAGAACAATGGGAGTTATCAGAAGTTGATAGCGGTAGTTACGCTTCGTTTGTCTACATCATCCGTTTTGAAGATGGTCGGTTTTATATCGGTATGAAGAATGTATATAAGCGGCTACGAGATGCTAAGAAGCTATTAAGTACTACACAGTCAAGCGACTGGAAGAAGTACACGGGAAGTAGTACAAAAGTTAATAAACTCATTGATGCTGGATACGATTATGAAAAATCTATCTTATGGTGTTTCAAAACAGCAAATGAAGCGGCAATAGTAGAAGCTGCATTGATCTGTATGTTCGGCCTACTACCGGATAATTTAAACAAAGCTGTTATGTGCAAAGCTCGATTACCTCTCAATGGTGCAGCTCTGTATGGAGTTATTCAAACATTAATTGGGGAGTTACAATAATGTCATGGCGTAGGGGTAATAGTCCCAATGATATGAGGCGATTTATCAATAACAACAGTCCAAAAATTGGTGATCAGTTCAAGAAGGAATTGAGTACCAGAATGCGTACCGTAACTCAGCAGATGCAAGTAAAGCTAAACCAGGAGGTAAAGGGTGGGGCAGTACCGTTTACTACTCGCAGTTTGAAGTTTAAGTTTCAGAAGGTTAATCAGAACGAAACTGTTAACCAGATTATAGTACTGCCAAATCAATCTTCTTATCTGAAGTACATTCTCGATCCTCAGTACTCACATCGTCCAGAATCAAAAATGATACCGTACCAGAACGCCAAGCTAACGAAACAGGGTAACATTACACAGTTACGTTCAAGATCACAAAGTAATAAGTACAAGAAGATTAAGAGCAGGAACGGCACTACATACCTCATCGATACAACAAAGAAATCATCCAAGCGTAACCCCAAACTTTCACGAGATAAGCGGGTTATTGGGTACTACGGTTCAGTGGGTAGAAAACCATTATTTGATTTCTATGATGAAACAGAGAAGAAGGTAATACAACAACTAAGAACATTACGCGGTACATTCGATTACCGTTGGAGAAATTAATATGACCGATTTAGAACAATTCCCCTGTTATGATCATTCTGTACTCAAAGATTTTTCATTTCAGACAATTACACCAGTAAGCGTAACTATCCCCTATGATAATGGACTATCTGGTAGTAAGTACATCAAAAAGAAAGTTGATAAGGGGCAGGGTAACTTAGTGGTATATACGTTCAATCATAATAATACACCACGAGTGGGTGAAGATGATTTACTATCGATTGAACTACTTAAGGATATGGTTAACGTTAGGGTACTTTATACCTTTAACCACATTTTCAAGGGGCATCGCGTTTATTCATGCGTATGCCAGATTATGCAGGATGCAAAAAATGATTAGTGTAATTTTAGAATTAATTAAGGCTGGGATAGGGTTTTTTCAGAAGAGGCAACAGAGCAAGGTAGATGAATCTGTACAGAACAGTCATGAACAGAACCAGATCACTCTTGAGGAAACACGTAATGGGTATACATGGCGTCAGGGGCTGGGATGGGTACTGACATTCATTGTACTCTGGAACTATGTTATCATCCCGGTACTGGCAGCGTTTGGAGTACTACTGCCACCAGTACCGTTGAGTGAAGTATGGAAAGTACTTATACTGTTAGTTGGTGGTATGTGATTTTGATTTGGGGTTAGCTTTAGGGCTATGATCAAATAATTGATCGTAGCTTGATTTTAAGAGGCTTTCAAGACTTTGAAAACTGGCATTAAATTTTTTGCCTATTAGTGAAATGTTGTTTTTAAATTCATCCGGATCATTTGTGTACTGAAGTTTCAACATTTCTTTATTAATGTCACGCAAATATCCTATATAATCAGATATCTTGCCGCTATCTTCTTTTAATTTAACATTCCAGTATTTTAACATTAATATAGACATCGTTAAATTATCGCAATAAGTCATTAATTTTTGACTGTTTAATATAAGAAGAGCTGATGAATCACTATCAAATTTTACAACGCCATACATATTGATAGTCTTTTTTAGGATTTTATATTGTTGGTAAATCGGGTCAACTGCTTCATTAGAACCTTCAATATACTCTAAAACCTTTTCTGTTTGTTTGAATGCCTTGTCATTGATTTTGCTATTTAACCATAGTTTCAATTGAGTCGCGGAATATAATGCTAAAGCAAAAGTGCACATTGCGACTAAAGAGGTTACACCAGGAGCCGTGATTCTTTTTGGGTCTTTGAAAACAATCCAGTTAAAAATGATAGTAATCACTACCCCTACGAAGAACCCAATAATATGTGATATATTGAGGTGGTTTTTTCTCTTCAT